TCTGATACTTCACCAAACCTCCCCTCTTTTACTAATATTCGTGCAACTTCTTCTAAACACATGTCTTCATAAAAATCTATGTAGCCTAGATCACACATAATAATTTCATCAATATCATTACTATAATTTTCTACTAAATATTTTAATCTTAATCGGTCAATTCTATCTAAACTATCATAGTGTTGAGCCAATCTGTTTAAATCTTCAACATCTGCATATTTGCCAACCGAATAATACTCGCATTCATAATCAGAAATAAAATATAATTTCGGTTTCCCAATTCTTTTTAAAATCGCTTTTAAATCTTTATTAAAGTTATCAAGTGGTAAGGTTACCCACTCGCCTTGTAGTTTGCCATTTTTGCATGGCTCCATGTTTCTTATATAAATTCTCATGTTTGTATGGTTATAAATATACACTTACTTAGTGTAGTATTATGGTACCAATATAATAGTATACAACCAAGTCTTTTTAGTTGTCAGACTTTTAGAACTGTTGTATTGTATAAATACTTGATTTAACTAAAAACATGCAAAAAAAGGCTGTATTAAAAGAACTAGCTATCCGAGAACTGGAAGATCGTCACAAAGAACAACGTGAATCTTTAGTTAGTTTCATTGAATTCTTTTTTAAAAATGAACTGAACAAAGAGTTTCAAGCCAATTGGCATTACAAAGTTATAGAAGAGAAGCTCAAAGAAGTACTAGAGGGTAAGTGTAACAGACTTATTATCAACATTCCTCCAGGCTCTGGGAAGACTGAGCTTATTACTAAGTGTTTTCCTGTTTGGGCTTTAGGGCATAAGCCTGATATGCGTTTTATTGTTACTGGTTACTCCTCTACATTAACTCAAGACTTTGGTTCACAAGCTCGTGACTATTATAGAAGTGAAACATTTAGATCAGTGTTCCCGAGACGTGCAAACATAAGAGAAGACCAAGACACAAAAGCGGAATGGACTAACGACAAAGGAGGCGTATATTTTGCCACTGGTGCGGGTGGTGCTATTACTGGTCGTCGTGCAAATGTATTTATTATTGATGATCCTATCAAACCAGATGAAGCCTTATCAGATGTAAAACGTACGGCGATAAATCGTTGGTATGAGAACACCGTTGTTTCTCGTTTGTTCAATCCATTGCAAGACGCTGTAATTATTATTATGCAAAGAACCCACGAGGATGATCTATGTGGTATGTTAATGGAAAAAATGAAAGATGGAACGGGAGAACATTGGGACACTATCGTACTACCCGCTATCGCTACCGAAAGGGATGATTATAGAGATTATGGCGAAGCGTTACAAAAAGAAAGATACCCAATTGAAGCATTAGAGCTAATCAAAAAGTCATACGGTGAAGCTAACTTCTCAACACAGTATCAACAAGAGCCAGTTAACAAAGAGGCACAAGAGTTCCACGAGGAATTCTTTCAGTATTATGATCAGCCGCCAGTTGGTTGCCATGAAATTTTTACAGTAGTAGACCCAGCGTTCTCACAAAAGCAGGATGCTGACTATTCTTGTATTATTACGGGTGTCTTTGATAAAGATAAGCTTTACGTATTGGAGATTTCAAACATTAAAGTTGATGCTTATAAACTCATTGAGAAGATTGTCTACCACTGTCGAAAGTGGGGAACTCAAAAGATCGGTATTGAAGCAATACAAGCCCAAACAGTACTAGCACAAATGTTAAAGAAAACATTAGTTGAAAATCGTTTATATATATCCATTCACGAGATAAAGCAGAGAGGTGAGAAAGAAATGAAGATTAGAAAGCTTGTGCCTCTCATTCGTAACGGTTTGATATTCTGGAAAAAGGAAATGACAGAGTTAGAACTCCAGCTGATTAAATTTCCAAGGGGTAAGCATGATGATATAATTGACGCGTTGCAAATGTTTTACGAGTTGAAAGTCATTCAGCCAGTAGGGCAATCTATGCAATATAAGCCAGCAACACGCTTTAACGCTGATGGCTTGCCAATATATAATTAGATCAAAAATGAACTATAAAAATTTTTTAGAAGATCAATTTGCCTTTCGAGAATTAGACGAGGAAGGATATTTACAGTTTTCTAGGGTAGATAACGATTTTTTTTACAGCAAAGAAATAAATGGCATGTGTGCAGTTGTGGCGAGTTGTGTTAACGATGTGATTAAAATTGAAAATATTCCATTACTTGAAAAGTATTTACCAGGTGTGTTGGATGAAATGATTGGGGAGATAGTGCAAGAAGTGTTTGAAGCACAACACAAAACAGAAGAGGAATTTATAAAACAAACGATTGAACACACAAACAAACTACACACAATCGCTATTGCCCGCACAATGAAAAAGAAAAATGAATTTGATTGATAAGTTTTATTGTTGTAAAATATGTTTAGCAATAAGCTCCGCCCATGCAATTAAAAGACACACACAAAAAGCGTGCAGTTACTCACGTTAAAAAAACTAAAGCAAAATACAAAACTGGTTGCGAAAAGCAACACGGTAGACTATCAGCTATTAGAGAAGAGATTATGCGAAATAAATTGATATATGACGAGAGTCATTTATATCAAGGCATGAGTACAACGAAAGTTAACTTTAGTAAGAACATTGAGGACAATATTGTAGCCAGATTGATGGCTAAACCAATGAAGTTTTTGGCTTCGTACAAACATCCATTCGCACAAATTGAAAGAAGTTACAAAAAAATTGATAAGGAAGATTTAAGAGAGTGGCCGATTAGAATTGCTACTTATCTAAATGCTGTTTTTGCTACTCACGAATTGAGAAAGTTACAAGAGTTAGTTTTGCGAAATCTTATTAGATACGGTAACGCTTATGTCATACCTACTTTCAAAGTTGATTTTTATTCAACTATGAAAAACGGAAAAATACAAAAGAAAATTAAAGGCGAACGACCAGAGTTTGAAGTCGTGCCAGTTACTAACATGTTTTTAGATAACAGGTTTAAGGACGTACAAAAAAGCCCAGCAGTTATCAGAGTTCACGATAAGGTTACACTTTCAGAGCTTTACAGTGTGTCCGATCAATTAGAAAAAGGAGTTTTAGAAAATATAGAGGTACACAAGGACGGTGGCTACAAAATACATCAGCCAAAATCACACCAAAACGATTATAAAATTGTAAAAGAGTTTAGCATTGATAAGTTTTACGGGTATTTTAACCCGACAATTGGTAGCCAAAAAGTAGACCATAAAGCCGAAGCGTTGTATGAGATTTGGACGTTGAACGATGCTTTGTGTTTAAAAATTCAACCAATCCCGCAAATACCTATTAAATCTGTAGGTTTGTTTAATGATACTGAAGATCACTACTCTGTCGGTCTAATTGAGCCAATCATGGGACTTGAAAGGCTTTACAACCTAAGATCAAACCAAGCTCAAAAATTGGTTAATATGGGACTAAACAGAAATTTTATTGTTGGTAACACTGGTTCGTTTACAATCGCAGACGTTAATGCTTTGAATCAACCTGGCGGAATCTTGGTTGCTCAAGGTTCTGCAATAGATGCACAGCAAAACATTGTTGAAATGCCAGTACCACAAATCAACCCTGACTATTTTGCGACACAGAACGAAATTGTAAGAAATATTCAAAAGCTAACTTACACAATTGACACTACGGCAACATCTTCACAACAAGGGTTCACAAACACAGCCACAGCAGTGAGGGCAAGATTCTACGAGTCGAACACAATGTACGCTTACATTCTACGCAAATTTGAAAACTTCTTTGCTGAGTTAGCTTATGAACTCTTAGAGCAAGTATATCAACATTCTAGTGTAGACATCTTTTTAAATTCAGGCGATCAACTACAAAAAGACCGCCGTGTATTTATGAAGGACGCGTTTGGTCAAGCACCTCTTAAATATGTTATTGAGGTAGAAATGAACAGCTCTAGTTTTGAAGATATAGAATCTAAACGAGAAGACGCCCTAGCTATGCTTCAAGTGTTAACACAAGCGAAACAAATGGAAGTGCCAGTTAAGCTAAATGAAGGAGTCAAAAAGGTATTAGAATCGTTTGAACGTGTAAACCCAGAAAAGCTAATTGAAGATCAAATGGTTACAGATCTTGAGGGTCTTATGGGACAGATGCAACAGCAAGCAGGAGGACAAGCAGCACCGCGCATTAACCCAGAAAAACAAACACCACGGGCAACGGGTTTAGATAACCCAGAGCAACTCACACAAGACGTGGCTTTAGGAAACATTTAACCCTTCCCCTATGGATTTTCTAGAATTTATAAGAAATCAACAACTAGCTAGGCAAGCTAAATCAGAATCAATACAAGCAGATAAAGTTTTTAAAGAAAATGTCAAAAACTTGAAAAAGATCCAAGATGAAAAGGGTTTTATTGTAATGATGAACTATTGGCAATCAAAGATCCAAAGTTGTGAAAGTATGCTTAGAAATCAAAATCTAGACCGTGAAAGTGTTTACAAAATTAATATGGAAAAGAATCTGATGAGACAGCACTTAGAATTTATTGCTAATTTGTTAGAAAGCGATAGCGAGTAGTCTATCGAATCCAGCCTACTATCCGTGTTGGTAGGTTGGATTCGGTGTATTACCGTTTAATATCTAACTCGTTTCAAATGACAAACGAAAACCACAACTTGGAAAACCAAGTGCAGGACGTGAGCCCACAAGTGGACAACTCACAGGCACAAGCAGACCAAGCGGTCGAACAAAACAGCCCACAAGATGGACAACTGTTAGGAGGCAAATTTAAATCACAAGAAGATTTATTGAAAGCCTACAAAGAACTAGAAAAAGCCTCGTCGCAAAAAAGTGAAGAGCTTTCAAAATATAGAAAAGCTTTTGACTTAGTAAACGAGCAAGAGGATGCACAACCGACACAAGAATCAAATGATCTTGCAGCAGCGGTTGAGATGCTCGCTCAATACTTCCCGACGAAGGACGAACTAGCTCAACGTCAAAGAGTAGATAATTACTTTTCTGATGTGGCTCCAGACCTAGTTGAACATAAAGACAAGATTCAACAATGGGGTCAACTTCCAGAAAATCAAGGTAAATCCATCGAAGAGGTAGCAGATAGCTACCAAAAAACATTTTTAAAAAATCTTCCAGCGGATACCAAACCCAGTGCATTAGGTCAAAACAATGTGCCACAAAAAGAGCTTCACGAATTATCAAGAGAAGAACTCATTGAGGCTACAGGATTGTCGAGATATTTGCCTTATGGGGTAGTACAAAAAAACGTACAAGGTCGCTTGAGGAGAAAATACTAACCCATTTACAATATGGCATTTCGAGAGTTGGTAAACCCAACATTAAAAAATATGCGAGCGGAGACTTATTCTTCAATGCTCCAAGAAATTTATCAAGCAAACTCAGTCATTGAACAAGTGGCATCTACTACAGCTCAATCAGAACTGGGTACAAATCAAACATATCACAGAGCTTCAATTGATGGTTTCTTTTCTGGACTTAAAAAAATTGACGCTGGTCAAGATATTCCTAAATCTCCTTTAGGAGCTATTGACGAAACTCTGACAATTGACAGATATTTCGGTGACAGATTTGAAATCCCAGAAGTTCAATCAGAACTTGAAAGATTTAATCTTAGACAAGAGTTTGGTGCTCTTAAAATGAGAGAGCTAGCTCTTCAAATTGATGGGGATTGTTTAGGTCATATGGCTGAATCAGCTTCAATTCAACTAGATGCAGGTGATTTTGGTGGAAACGCAGGTGAACCACTACGTCTAGCAGCAGGTACAATCGAAGATATTGTCCCAGCTATTAAAGCAGAGCTTTCTTTGAACAAAGTTTCAGGTACTGACATGGTAGGTATCATCACACCAGAGTTTGTGAAAATTCTTACTTCTCAAACTCAAGGTCGTGCAACTGAATTCGGTGACGCAATTCTAAGAAATGGTTTTATGTCTGGTGAAGTTCTACGACATCAAGGTTTCACTATGTACGAATCAGTAAACGTTCCAGTTTCTCTATACCTAGATATGACAGGTAACGCGGTTGATGGGCAAACAGTTTCAATCAACGGTGCTACTGTTACTTTCAAAGATGTAGTAGCGGCTAAAGGTCAAGTAGCGATTGGTGCAGATGCAGTTGAAACAATGACTAACTTGAAAAACTTCTTTGAAAACCCAACATCTGGAGACTTCTCACACGTTGCATATAATGCAGAATCAGACCACTCTTCTTTAGTTCCTCTTGGATTTGGTTCTAAATTTGAAATCACTGTTACTGATCAAGGTGCTGGAGCAGCAGAAGTTAAATTCTTTATGCTTGGTGGCAACCTTAGAATTAAATCTACACTTGCTGAAACTTTGACTAACGGTTCTTGGAACTCTGACAAACATTCACAACATATTATCTTCACTAAACGTGGCGGTATTGAACTAGTAAGAGCTATCGCTCCTAAAACTGCTTTTGTGTCTGCTGATGCGAACATGTTCCAACAAAGTGAAATTGTTAAATTGACTGCCCTTTATGGTAGAAAAGTATTTGCTGATCAAAAGCAATCTATTCTATCTCTACGAGCAGCCCTTTAATCATTCCGACGGGGGCGTAAAGCCCCCTTTTTAATTTAACAATCAAAAAAATGGTATATGTACAAAAACAAGTCATATCATACCAAATAGATGATATAACGGCTGATCAAATTAATGCAGATCAATTCGTTGGTACTCATGTGGGTGATGTGATGTCTGTTGATGGTGTCATTTTAGTCGATGGCACAAACAAAAAAATATACGCTCCAAATGGTTTTGTCGGTGATGTTGTTGGTAATGCCACAACTGTTACTAATGGTGTTTACACTGTTGGAGATCAAACCATTGAGGGGGTAAAAACATTTCAAGATAAAGTAGTAGCTTTTAGTGGCGTTGACACTCCACACCTAAGCGACAATCTAGGGAATCAAGCTATTGTAATCAGTGAAGGTAGTGAATCAACTTCTCCAAGAGTCACTATTCTTGGTGAACTTATTATACAAGGCGAACGAACTGTAATGAATACAAGCGTTGTAGATGTTGAAGATATTAATATTACACTAGCAAAAAACAATAGCAGTTCAGCTGTTTTGGTTGGGTCTGGTCTCACTTTAAGTGGTGGAACTGGTGATGATGTAACTTTTGTTTGGTCATCAAGCAATACAATGACTTTAAACTCGCCACTAGATATTTCTAACGGTGATGTTCGAATCCAAAGCGGTGATTTAACTGTTAGCGGAGATGTAGCAGCTAGAAAAGCAGCGTTTACAGATTCGGTAGTTACTCCAGAAATTCAAGCTACAGTTGTAGCTCAGGATAATACTACACTTTTAAACAAAGACACTAAATCATTAACGGTTGATACAGTAGTTGCCCCATCTATTACTGGTGATGTGACAGGTACAGTTTCAGATATTTCAAATCATACAACAAACGAACTTGCAGAAGGTACGCAAAATCTATATTACACAGATACTAGAGTTCACGAAGCTTTGTCTGCTGGTGTTGGCGTTCATTATAACGGCTCTGGTGAGTTTTCTATTGGTCAAGAAGTAGAAACTACTAGCGATGTAACTTTTAACGCTCTAACGGCAAGTTCTGACGTTGTCGTAGGTGGTGATGTTTCTGTTTCTGGTGGTCGTGTGTATGTAAAAGGAGACCCTCAATCTGTTGGTGTTGAGCTTTACAGCGAACAAACAAACGGTGGTGCTTTAAGATTCCACACAAAAGCAGGACAAACAGCATTTATCTCAACAACAGAAGGAAACGCCCCTATTACAGTTACAACCTCTTTATTATGGGTTCGTGCTATTAATGGCGGTAGTGGTGATGCGATGGTTGATGGTGACTTAGAGGTCAAAGGCACACTATCTGGACCAACTATCACAGCACTTCAAGCCTCTGCCTCTGCTGACTTGGAACAAGAACGCCAAGAACGCATTGCAGGCGATAACTTGCTACAAACAAACATTGATAGCCTAAGTGCTGATTTAGCTACTGAAACAGCAAACAGAATTGCGGCGGACGATGCTTTTACAGCTGATTTAGCTACCGAACAAGCTTTGAGAGATGCTCAACATGCAGAAATTCAAGGAAACATCGAAGCAGAATCAAACGCAAGACAAGTTGCAGATGCTAATACTTTAACTGCAGCTAACAACTACACAGATATTGAGATTGCCAATCTTGTGGCTTCAGCTCCAACTACTTTAGATACTCTCAATGAAATTGCTCAAGCACTAGGCAACGACCCAAACTTAGCAACGACTTTGACTAATCAAATTGCAGGCGTTCAAGCTAACTTAGACGCTGAAATTGCAACTACTAACTCAGAAGTCACAGCACTTCAAGACCAAGATGTAATACTACAGAATAATATTGATACAGAAGCGGCAAACAGGGTTTCTGGAGATGCTACACTTCAAGGAAGTATCAACACAGTAGCGGCTAATTTAGCGACTGAAACTACTAATAGAGAAAGTGCAGATACAACATTGCAATCTAATATTGATACAGAAGCGGCAACTCGTGCTAGTGCAGACACTACACTTCAAAACAACATTGATACTGTAGCTTCAGATTTAGCGGCTGAAATATCAGCTACTAATGCGGATGTTTCTGGTTTATCTGCTCAAGATGCAATTTTACAATCTAATATTGATTCAGAAGAAGCAGCTAGAATTTCTGGTGACAGTACATTGCAAACAAACATAGACACAGAGGCAACAACTAGAGCGGCGGACGATGCAACTTTGCAAGCAAACATTGACGCACTTGAAACAGCGTTACAAAATGAAATTAACGCTACTAATGCAGATGTTTCGACTCTACAAGCAGCCGACATTACACTACAATCAAATATTGATACTGTAGCAGCTAATTTAGCAACTGAAATATCTACTACAAACAGCGAAGTTTCAGCACTACAAGCACAAGATCAAGTTTTACAAGCAAATATAGATGCAGAAGAGGCGGCTAGAATTTCATCAGACAACGCTTTAACATCTGCAATCAGTCTAAAATTAGCAAAAGCGGAATTTGGTACGTATCACGACACTGAAATAGCTTCAACATCAGTAGGTGAGCTTTCAGACGTTGATTTGACTGGTATTCAATCAGGACAAATTTTAAAATGGGACGGTTCTAAATTAGCCCCAGGCACTGATCAAGAAGACTTATCAAACAACAGCACAGACGACTTGTCGGAAGGTACAAGCAATCTTTACTATACTGATTCAAGAGTTGGTGCTTACCTTGCTACAACTGACCCTATTGCCATAGGTGGTAAAATTAATTTAGATAGTGGTACAGCATATATTGATTATGACACGGCGACTGGTTCTCTAGTGTTCAATTCACTGTCTACATTGTCTACAGACCCACTTGTAATCAATCAACAAGGTCAAATTGTTGCTGATTATGGTGTTGTTGGTGATTTAACTGGTGATGTTCTTGGAACTGTTTCAGATCTTTCGAATCATACGACTGATGCTTTAAATGAAGGTACTACAAATGTATATTTTACAAATTTCCGTGCAAGACAAGCTGTTTCAGCAACTGGAGATTTAAGTTACGATAGTGCTACTGGTATATTTAGTTTTACTGAAAGAACTGACAGTGAAGTAACAGCACTTGCAGACGCAGCAATTACTGCGACTTTGGCTGGTGATGTGACAATCGGTGGTGACTTAATTATTGACGAAGGTGCAGGCCCACAAATTAGACTTAGAAGCGAATCAAATGTTGCGGCTGGTATAGACTTTCAAAACGGTGGTTCTGGCTCTTACGCTTACATTGATTCAACTAACGGTTACGGTAACGACAATTTGCAAATCTGGTCAACTTTACTTTGGGCTAGAGCAATCAACGGTTCAACTGGTAAAATCAAGGCTGATGGCACTATAGAATCAACTGGTGGTTTCCTAGGTAATGTAACAGGAACGGTTTCAGATATTTCAAACCATGATACTGATGCACTATCAGAAGGAACTGCAAACCTTTACTACACTGATACAAGAGTAGGTGATTATTTAACTGCAAACGGTTATGCACTACAAACAAGCGTTGATACTGTCGCAGCTGATTTAGCTACTGAAATTTCAACTACAAACAGCGAAATTACAGCCTTACAATCACAAGACACTGTACTACAAGGTAATATAGATGCAGAGGAAACTGCAAGAATTGCAGGAGATGCAAGCACTTTAAGCTCTGCACAATCTTATACTGACAGTGCTTTAGCAAGTTTGGTTAATAGTGCTCCAACTACGCTTGACACACTAAATGAAATTGCCGCAGCGTTAGGCGATGATCCAAATTTTGCCACTACTATAACTACAAGTATTGGAACTAAATTGGCAACTGCTGATTTTGACTCTACTTTTGACACTAGACTAGCGACTAAAACAACAAGTGATCTGACAGAAGGTACAAACCTTTATTATACTGATGCTAGGGTTGCTTCTTATCTCTCAAGTGGTGCAAGCATAGATATTAATGCGGCACTTGCTACTGGCGACATCACAATAGATGCAGGTGGAGACGAAGCTAAACTTACTTTTGTACTAGAAACAAATGGAGGTGCAGATACTGGCTCAATTATCTTTACTAGAAACTCTGGCGGTGCTGATATTGGTGCTATTAAATACATCCGTTCACAAGACGCTTTAAATTTTTATACTAACGGCACTACATCTGCTGATGTCACTATTAATAGTTCGGGTACTCTTGTTGCTAATAATGGTATCACTGGTAATTTGACGGGCAATGTAACTGGTACTGTATCAGATATTTCAAACCATGATACTGGAGCTCTTGCTGAAGGAACTAACCTTTACTACACAGATGCAAGAGTAGACGCTAGAATAGCTGCTGCTTCTGTAACTGACTTATCAGATGTAGATCAAACACTTGCAACTACAAGCAATGTTTCATTCGATTCAGTTAAATTTACTAACAGCACTTCAAGCGCGACATTATCAGAAGATAACACTTACGAAACTATTGGTGTGACAATTGGAGATGGAACTAATTCACCTATAAATTTACAAGGTTTAATTTATGGTAAGGCTACACAAAATTTAAATACTGGTGATGTTTTGTATTTTGCAGGGGTTCAAGGTGATCATATATTATTTACAGTGGCTGATATGAGTAGCCCTTCATTTGACCCTACGTATGTTGTTGGTATTTGTAACAAAGCAATTAACGCAAATGACTTTGGTTATGCTGTTACAGATGGTGTTGTTGTTGTAAACACTTCAACTCTGCAAGCTGGTGATGTTTTATATTTAGATCCAAACAACGCAGGTCAACTTACAACAACTGTTCCAACTTACCCAGAACACATTATTCAAGTGGCTGTTGTAACTCGTGCAGCTAATGACGGTAAATTACAAGTAAGATTTACACACATTAATGATATAGATGAATTAGCAAATGTAAGTATTACAAATATTGCTGATGGTCAAATTCTTACTTATAACAAAAATTCTTTTGCGTGGGAAAACACTGATCTGCCTACTTACACTACAAGTGATATTTCAGAAGGTACAAATCTTTACTTTACTGATGAACGTGTAGACGATAGAGTTTCTCAATTGTTACAAGCAGGGACGAATATTACTTTGAGCTATGACGATGTAGGTAACACGCTAACTATTAATTCAAGCGGAGGCTTAAATTCAATTTCTGGAACTACAAACGAAGTTACAGTTACTGAACCTACAACTGGTAATTTTGAAATTGGGTTACCAAGTACGGTTCGTGTATCAAACGTGCTACAAGTTAATACAACTAGCACAGCTGGTGCGTTGAATGTTAATGGCAAATCTAATTTAGGAGGCGATACTACTATTACTGGTAGATTGCATACAATAGGTGAAGCTTCACAATCTTTTAATGGAAGTGATAACGGCACTTCTGCTAATCAATTGGATATTAGCAAATCCGTAGTTTATATTGATGAAGCTAGTGGAAATGCAAAAGATATTTATCTTTCTATCCCTACTGGTTCAGATGGACAAGAATTAACGATATTGATTGTTCCTGGCTATACTGGTTTATATACTATTTATATTGAAGACACAAACGGAGGAACAGTTCCTACAAATATTAATGGAACGGCTCAATTTGGGTCATATAACCGTTCAGCAAGGCTGAGATATTCAGCGAATTACGGTTTATGGTTCTTTGTTGGTGGCGATGCTTTTATGCAATATTAAGATTATGGGGCTTAACCGCCCCATGGTTTTCTATACATGTTTAATGTATGATAAGAGCATATAATCCTAGCTTATGCAAAAAAAATTTTATCAAGTAAGAACAAAAAGCCAAAAACCTGGAATGCAAAAGGTTTTTGAATTAGATCCGAAAAATGTAGATCCTTTATTTTGGATTGAGGTAGAAAAACCAAAACCAATTAAAAAAACAAAAAATGAAAATAATAAAACTGCCAAACGCAAACGCAGCAAAACTGAGAATTAATAATGAATTTAAGGGGTTATACACATTAATTAAAGAAGCCGCAGGAGATGTTAGTTTTGAGCAATTTGAAAAATTAAGGAATCAGATCGACGGTATAATACTATGGGTTGAAGGTCCAGCAGATATACAAGCTATTTTTGATGGGAATGTAGGTGATAACAATGGTATTGATATTGGTCCAAATTATACTGAAACCTTTACACACACGAATGTTTGGAACTTTAAATTCAAATCTACTGGTGATGATTCTTTTATGTATATACAATTATTAATTAGCTAAAAAAATATGCAATATTACAAACTGCCCGAATTAGCATTAAGACTAACAGTCACGAATGAAAGTGCTACTTTGCGGCAATTAATAGAAGCGGCTACTAATCAATCTATTGATTTACCAGACAGCTTGTCAGGGATTGATTTATATAATGATGGTGCTGCAACTGTCAGATTTTTTATGGATGGGAATGACCCAGAAGCCAACAATGGTATTCCGTTAGAAACTGGCAAAATTTTTAAATTTAGAAATTTAGACCCTCAAAGGTTTAAATTCATATCAGTTGGTGATAACACTGATATACAAATTCAATTAGGTTTCTCTAGTACTGGAGAAGCTGGAATGATAACAGATACAAGACCTGGAGCTGGTGAAGGCGGTGGTGTAGAAGGTGCTTTGATAGCAGCTAACAACTTAGGAGATTTAACGAATGTTGTTGTAGCACAGACTAATTTAGGACTAGGCTCTTCTGCTACTAAAGATTCAGGCTCAGAAATTGGCAATGTTCTTGAAGTTGTTGATGATGGTGCGGGTAACGCAGCTTTACCAGCAATTGACGGTTCAAATTTAACAGGTATTCAGGCGGAAGGGTCTTTATTAGCTGTTAATAACCTATCTGATGTAACCGATGCAGCTACTGCACGTACTAACATCGGAGCTGGTACTGGTGATGGTGATGTGCTAGCAGCCAATAACCTTTCTGATTTACAAAATGCAATTATTGCAAGAACTAATCTTGGTCTTGGTAGTTCTGCCACTAAAGACGCTGGTACGTTAGGAGGTCAAGTTCTTTTATTAGATGCAGACAATGATTTACCTCAAGCTATTAGAGAATCTTTATTAGAAGGCGTAATGTTAGGAGCTAACAATTTATCAGACGTAGCTGATGCAACAGTTGCTAGAACTAACCTTGGACTAGGTACTTCTGCTACTAAAGATTCAGGTGCTGGTATTGGAAATGTGGTTGAATTAATTGATGACGGTGCAGGAAATCCTACACTTCCAGTTATTGATGGGTCAAATTTAACAGGTATACAAGCCGAAGGTTCTTTATTAGCTGTTAACAACTTATCTGATGTAACTGATGCTGCGACAGCTCGTACTAACATCGGAGCTGGCACTGGTGACGGTGACATGCTAGCCGCTAATAACCTAAGCGAAGTAGACCCGATACAAGCCAGAGCAAATATCGGAGCTGGTACAGGTGATGGTGATATGTTAGGGGCAAATAATTTAGCTGATGTTGCTGATGCCGCTATAGCAAGAACAAACTTGGGAGCTGGTACAGGAGACGGAGATATGCTCGGCGCTAATAATTTAAGCGATGTAGCAGATGCAGCTACGGCAAGAACTAACATTGGAGCGGGTACCGGTGATGGTGACTTATTAGCTGTTAATAACTTGAGCGAAGTAGATCCTGTTCAAGCTAGAGCAAATCTGGGTGCTGGTACTGGTGATCTTTTAGCTGCAAATAATCTTAGTGATGTAACCGATGCAGCTACTGCACGTACTAACATCGGAGCTGGTACTGGTGATGGTGATGTGCTAGCAGCCAATAACCTTTCTGATGTTGCTGATGCAGCTATAGCTAGAACCAACCTTGGAGCTGGTACTGGTGATGGTGACATGTTAGGTGCCAATAACCTATCAGATGTAACCGACGCAGCAGCAGCTCGTACTAACATCGGAGCAGGTACAGGCGATGGTGACTTACTTGCTGCTAACAACTTGTCAGAAGTAGATCCTGTTCAAGCTAGAGCAAATTTAGGTGCTGGCACTGGTGATGGTGATATGTTAGCTGCTAATAATCTAAGTGACGTTGCGGATGCAGCAGCAGCTCGTACTAACATCGGAGCAGGTACAGGTGACGGAGACTTATTAGCTGCTAATAATTTAAGTGAAGTAGACCCGATACAAGCCAGAGCTAATATTGGAGCGGGTACTGGCGATGGAGATATGTTAGGTGCTAATAACCTTTCGGATGTCGCAGATGCTGCCACAGCTAGAACTAATATTGGCGCTGGTACTGGAGATGGTGATCTTTTAGCGGCCAATAATTTATCAGATGTAACCGACGCAGCAGCAGCCAGAACCAATATTGGAGCAGGGACTGGTGACTTACTAGCTGTTAATAATTTAAGCGAGGTAGATCCTGTTCAAGCACGTACCAATATAGGCGCAGGTACTGGAGATGGTGATATGCTTGGTGCTAATAATTTATCAGATGTAACCGACGCAGCAGCAGCCAGAACTAACATTGGAGCGGGTACCGGTGATGGTGACTTACTAGCCGCTAACAATTTATCTGATTTAACTGATGCAGCTACTGCTAGAACAAATTTAGGATTAGCAAACTTTGGTACTGGTGACATGCTAGCCGCTAACAACCTTTCAGACGTGGCTGATCCAGTTGCAGCTAGAACCAATATTGGAGCGGGTACAGGCGATGGTGACTTACTTGCTGCTAATAATCTTAGTGACGTTGCGGATGCAGCTACGGCAAGAACTAACATTGGAGCTGGTACCGGAGATGGTGATCTTTTAGCGGCCAATAATTTATCAGAGGTAGATCCAGTTCAGGCTAGAGCAAATATCGGTGCTGGTACTGGTGATGGTGACATGTTAGGTGCAAACAATTTATCTGACGTAGCTGATCCAGCTGTTGCCAGAACTAATCTTGGAGCTGGTACTGGTGATGGTGATCTTTTAGCGGCCAATAATTTATCTGACGTTGTTGACGCGGCTATTGCACGTACCAACTTAGGTGCTGGCACTGGTGATGGTGACATGCTAGCCGCTAACAACTTATCTGATGTAGTAGATCCTGTTGCAGCTAGAACTAATATCGGTGCTGGCACTGGTGATTTACTAGCAGCCAACAATCTTTCGGATGTAGCAGATGCAGCGACCGCACGTGCTAACCTTGGAGCGGGAACAGGCGATGGTGACATGCTTGGTGCTAATAATCTAAGTGATGTTGCTGATCCAGCAATTGCACGTACTAATATTGGAGCTGGTACTGGTGATCTTTTAGCGGCTAACAATCTTAGTGACGTAACTGATGCGGCTACCGCTAGAACTAACCTTGGAGCGGGAACAGGTGATGGAGATTTACTAGCAGCCAACAATCTTAGTGATGTGGCCGATACTGCCATTGCCAGAGCCAATTTAGGTGCTGGTACAGGCGATGGTGACTTGCTTGCTGCTAATAACTTGTCAGATGTAGCCGATGCAGCAATTGCACGTACCAATTTAGGTGCTGGCACTGGTGACGGTGACATGTTGGGAGCAAACAATTTATCTGACGTTGTTGACGCAGCTACTGCCAGAGCAAATATCGGTGCAGGAACAGGCGACGGTGACTTGCTAGCTGTAAATAATTTAAGTGAAGTAAATCCGGTACAGGCTAGAGCTAACATCGGAGCTGGTACAGGCGATGGTGACATGCTTGGTGCCAATAACTTATCAGACGTAGCTGATGCAGCAATTGCCAGAACTAACATCGGTGCAGGTACAGGTGACGGTGACTTACTTGCTGCTAATAACCTTATAGATGTAGCAGATGCAGCGACCGCACGTGCTAACCTTGGAGCGGGTACCGGTGATGGTGACATGTTAGGTGCTAATAACTTGTCAGATGTAACCGATGCGGCTACCGCTAGAACTAACATTGGAGCGGGTACCGGTGACGGTGATATGCTTGGTGCTAATAATTTATCTGATGTATTAGATGCGGCTACCGCTAGAACTAACATTGGTGCGGGAACCGGAGACGGTGATATGCTTGGTGCTAATAACCTTTCAGACGTAGCAGATACTGCGATTGCTAGAACTAACCTTGGCGCTGGTACTGGAGATGGTGATCTTTTAGCAGCTAACAACTTATCTGACTTAGCTGATCCAGCCATTGCAAGAACTAACATAGGAGCTGGAACTGGTGATCTTTTGTCCGCAAACAACTTATCTGATGTAGCCGATGCAGCGACTGCACGTGCTAACATTGGAGCAGGTACAGGCGATGGTGACTTATTAGCGGCTAATAACCTTTCAGACGTTGACGACACTGCTGTTGCCAGAACTAATCTTGGAGCAGGTACCGGTGACGGTGATATGTTAGGTGCTAACAATCTTAGTGACGTAACTGATGCAGCTATTGCACGTGCTAACATTGGAGCTGGCACGGGCGATTTACTAGCGGTAAATAATTTATCAGAAGTAGATCCTGTTCAAGCCAGAGCTAATCTTGGAGCAGGGACTGGTGATGGTGACATGTTAGGTGCTAATAACTTGTCAGATGTAACCGATGCGGCTACCGCTAGAACTAACATTGGAGCTGGCACAGGCGATGGTGACTTACTTGCTGCTAATAATCTTTCTGATGTAACTGACGCAGCAATTGCCAGAACTAATTTAGGTGCAGGAACAGGTGACGGTGATCTTTTAGCGGTCAATAATTTATCAGAAGTAGATCCTGTACAAGCGAGAACGAACCTTGGAGCAGGTACAGGTGATGGAGACATGCTTGGTGCTAATAATCTAAGTGATGTAGCCGATGCAGCAGCAGCTAGAACCAACATTGGAGCGGGTACTGGTGATTTACTAGCGGTAAATAATTTATCAGAAGTAGATCCTGTACAAGCAAGAACCAATCTTGGTGCAGGTACGGGAGATGGAGACTTACTAGCAGCAAACAATTTAAGCGATGTAGCCGACACTGCCATTGCAAGAACTAACCTGGGAGCGGGTACAGGCGATGGTGATATGTTAAGTGCTAACAATCTTAGTGACGTAGCTGATGCAGCTATTGCTCGTACGAACATTGGTGCAGGTACTGGTGATGGTGATATGCTCGGCGCTAATAATTTATCTGACGTTGTTGATCCGGCTGTTGCAAGAACAAACTTGGGAGCGGGTACTGGCGACGGAGACATGTTAAGTGCAAACAACCTTTCGGATGTCGCTGATACTACTGTTGCACGTACAAACCTTGGACTAGGTACTTCTGCTGTCAAAGATTCAGGAGTAGCAATAGGAAATGTTTTAGAAATTATTGACGTCGACCCAACACAAAACACAGTTGCTGGTTTGCCAGTCGTTGATGGTCGAAACATTACAAATATCAATATTCCAAATATTTATTTACAAAAAGCAAACAACTTATCTGATGTATTAGATGCGGCTACTGCTAGAACTAACATCGGTGCAGGTACCGGAGACGGCGATATGTTAAGTGCAAACAATCTTAGTGACGTTGCGGACACTGCTATAGCAAGAACAAACTTGGGTGCTGGTACTGGTGACGGCGATATGCTTGGTGCCAATAACTTATCAGACGTAGCTGATGCGGCTATCGCGAGAGCAAATATTGGAGCGGGTACTGGTAATGGTGATTTACTAGCCGCAAACAATTTAAGTGAAGTAGATCCTGTTCAAGCCAGAGCAAACTTGGGAGCTGGCACTGGTGACGGTGATCTTTTAGCAGCAAACAATCTTAGTGAAGTAGATCCTGTTCAAGCTAGAGCCAATTTAGGTGCTGGTACTGGTGACGGTGATCTTTTAGCTGCTAACAACCTTTCTGATGTTGCTGATACCGCTATAGCAAGAACAAACTTGGGAGCAGGGACTGGAGACGGTGACATGCTTGGTGCTAACAATCTTAGTGACGTAGCTGATCCAGTTGCAGCTAGAACTAACATCGGTGCAGGTACTGGTGATGGAGATATGTTAGGTGCTAATAATCTTAGTGAAGTGGTAAATCCAGCAATTGCACGTACTAACATCGGAGCAGGTACTGGAGACGGTGATATGCTTGGTGCTAATAATCTAAGTGATGTTGCCGACACTGCTATTGCAAGAGCTAATTTAGGAGCGGGCACTGGAGATGGCGACTTACTTGCCGTTAACAACCTTTCTGATGTTGCGGATGCAGCTATAGCGAGAACGAACATTGGAGCAGGTACAGGTGACGGTGATCTTTTAGCTGCTAATAACTTATCAGATGTTGCTGATGCGGCTACCGCCAGAACTAACATCGGCGCAGGAACAGGCGACGGAGATATGCTAGGAGCTAATAACCTTAGCGATGTTGCAAATCCAGCAGTTGCAAGACAAAATATTGGTGCAGGGATTGGTGATGGTGATATGTTAAGAGCCAATAACCTTTCTGATGTTGCAAATACTGTCACAGCACGTACAAACCTTGGACTAGGTACTTCTGCTACTAAAGATTCAGGCACGCAGCTTGGACAAGTGTTGTTATTAGACGCAAATAATCAACTTCCAGCCGCAATTAAAACAGACACTCGAAGCGGATTGCTTGTTAGTGCAAACAATCTTAGTGACGTTGCGGATACCGCAACCGCTAGAGCCAATTTAGGAGCTGGCACTGGTGACGGTGACTTACTTGCTGCTAACAATTTATCCGATGTTGCTGATGCGGCTACGGCAAGAACTAACCTTGGAGCAGGTACCGGTGACGGTGACATGTTAGGAGCTAATAATTTATCAGACGTAGCCGATGCAGCTATTTCTAGAACTAATTTAGGTCTTGGCAGTGCTTCCACTGTAGAAGCAGGGACACTCACAGGTGAAGTTTTATTGCTTGATGCAGACAATCAACTTCCAGCCGCAATTAAAACAGATACTAGAAGTGGTTTACTTGTTGGAGCTAATAACTTATCAGACGTAGCAGATGCAGCTACTGCTAGAACTAATATTGGAGCGGGTACAGGCAACGGGGACATGTTAGGTGCTAACAACTTATCTGATGTTGCTAATCCGGCTACTGCCAGAGCTAACATTGGAGCAGGTACCGGTGACGGTGATTTACTAGCGGTTAACAATTTATTAGACGTAGCGAATGTAGCTATAGCTAGGGCCAATCTGGGTGCTGGTACTGGTGATGGAGATATGCTAGGAGCTAATAATCTAAGTGATGTTGCGGATGCGGCTACTGCTAGAGCTAACATAGGTGCAGGCACAGGTGATGGAGATATGTTAGGTGCTAATAACCTATCTGATGTAAACGATGCAGCTACCGCAAGAACTAACATCGGTGCAGGTACTGGTGATGGTGACATGCTAGCCGCTAACAACTTATCTGATCTAACAAATGCAATTACTGCTAGAGGTAATTTAGGATTAGGCACAGCGGCTACTGTAGACGCTGGAACAAATGTTGGTGAAGTTCCGCAGGTTGTTGCCGTAATATCGCCAAATGGGATTGCAAACGGTTTACCTGTTTTAGATGGGTATAACCTTGTTAACTTAAATATTCCAAACATTTATTTAGAAAAAGCCAATAATTTATCTGATGTTGCCGATGCAGCAATTGCCAGAACTAACATCGGTGCAGGTACTGGTGATGGGGATATGCTTGGAGCTAATAATCTTTCTGATGTAACTGACGCAGCAATTGCACGTACTAACATTGGAGCTGGTACAGGTAATGGTGATTTACTAGCCGCAAA